GGCGATGCGCGGCAACGCGTACGGGCTGATCGTGGCCCGGGACGGGTTCGGGTTCGCGACGCAGGTCGAGTGGTTGCACCCGGATGAGGTGCATGTCGACGAGTCTCGGCCGACGCTCCCGAAGTACTACTGGTTCGGCCAGGAAGTGCCTCGGGAGAACATGTTCCACCTCGCTTGGTTCCTTGAGCCGGGCAAGGTCAAGGGGCTGTCGCCGATCGGGCAGTTCGCGCGGTCGATCGGGATCGGGCTTGAGGCCACGAACTACGGCGCGACTTGGTTCGAGCACGGCGGTACGCCCCCGGGGACGTTCCAGAACAAGCAGCGGACTCTCACGACGGACCAGGCTGAGGCGGTGTCGCAGCGTCTTGACGCGGCGATCAAACGCCGGAAGCCCCTGGTGTTCGGCGCGGACTGGCAGTACGAGTCGCTGCAGGTGTCCCCTGAGGAGTCGCAGTTCATTCAGACGATGAAGTTGAATGCGACGCAGATGGCGACGATCTACGGCATCCCGCCGGAGATGGTCGGCGGCGAGTCCGGCGGGTCTCTGACTTACGACAACCCGGTCATGGACGGCCTGTCGCTGTACAAGCTGACCATCCGCCCCTGGCTGGAGCTCCTCGAGGGCAACTTCGACTTGCTGCTGCCGGAACGGCAGTACACGGAGTTCAACCCTGATGCGCTGCTGCGGGGCGACACGAAAACCCGGTACGAGGCGCATCAGATGGCGCTGAACGCCCGGTGGATGACCATCAACGAAGTCCGCAAGATCGAAGGCCTCCCGCCGATCGACGGCGGCGACACCATTCAGCCTGCGCAGGCGCCTGTCCGGGAAGACCGGTACACGCTGCCGCCTGCGCCTGTGAGCCCGCCCGTGCACCTGCTCGGGCACCAATAAGGAGGAAGCCGTGACCGACGTCGAACGGCGCTATACAGCTGTGACCGTGGAGATGCGGGCCGCGGCCGACCGTAAGAAGATCGCCGGCTACGCCGCGATGTTCAACAAGGAGTCCTCGAACCTCGGTGGGTTCGTGGAGTGGATCGACCCCGCCGCGTTCAACAAGTCCCGCGGCGACGGCTGGCCGGGCGTGATGGCCCGCTACAACCACGATGACAACCAGCTCCTCGGCACGACCGACGCGCGGACGCTGCAGGTGTCGATCGACGGTACCGGCCTGTGGTACGAGGTCGACCCGCCCCAGTCGCGCGCGGATGTGCTCGAGCTCGTCGAGCGCGGCGACGTCCGCAAGTCCTCATTCGCGTTCCGCACCATGGAAGACGACTGGGACACCTCGGAGCAGAACTTCCCCCGCCGCCGGCTCCTGTCGGTGCAGCTGGTGGATGTGGCGCCGGTGAACACCCCGGCTTACCCGGACACGTCCTCGGCGCTCCGCTCGCTTGCTGAGCACACGAACGCCGACATCGAGGACATCCGGGAGCTGTCGGCGGCTAACGAGCTGCGGAAGCTGTTCGTGCGCACCGACGGCCCCGCCGTCCCGAAGAAGCCGGCGAAGAAGATCTCCGGCGCGTCCGCGATGGTCGAGTTGATGGCTCGCCGCAACGCACCGTTCTCCTAGCCCGAATGCTCAGCCCAGACGTGGCAGGCCGAAAGCCACCACCGATAGGCGTAGTCCGTATCCACCAGTAGGGCAGGCCGAAAGCCACCCTGCGCGATAAGAAATCTGGCCCCTGTACGGGGCTTTCGTCATTTTCGGGGCAGGGCGCAACCCACCTCGGCGACATCAACGACTGTCACCCGAGGAAGGGTAAACATCATGAGCGAGATGCTCAACAAGCTGAACGAGCGGCGCCAGAACGTCTGGGAGCAGGCGAAGGGCCTGGCCGAGACCGCCGCCGATGAGAACCGTTCCCTCTCCGCTGAGGAGCAGGGCACGTGGGACGCGCTGAACGAGGAGCTGAACAAGCTCGACGCCCGCATGAAGTCCGCCGCTGCGGCCGAGCAGCGCGCCCAGGACGCCGAGAAGGCGTTCGAGCAGCTGCGCGGCAAGCCCGAGGGGCACGGACCGGAGGACGAGCAGCGCGGCCAGGCCAGCGAGGAACTCCGCAAGTTCTTCCTCGGTGAGGGCCCGCGTGCTTACGACCTGAAGCCGTCCAAGGTCAACTTCCGTGACCTGTCCAAGCTCACGGCGGGCGCGGGCGGCAACACGGTCCCGACCGACTTCTACGGTCGCCTGGTGGCGCACCTGATCGAGACCTCCGCGGTCCTCCAGTCGGGTGCGACGATCCTCAACACCGCTGGCGGCGAGGTCATCCAGGTCCCCAAGACCACCGCGCACTCGTCCGCGTCGATCGTTACCGAGGCGGCCGCGATCGGCGAGTCCGACCCGGCTTTCGGCCAGGTCTCGCTCGGCGCCTTCAAGTACGGCACCATGATCCAGGTGTCCCGCGAGCTCCTCACCGACACCGGTGTCGACCTGGAGGGCTACCTGGCGATGCAGGCCGGTCGCGCGCTCGGCAACGCGTTCGGCGCGCACGCGATCACCGGCGACGGCTCCTCGAAGCCCCGCGGTGTCGTCACGGACGCGACCGTCGGCAAGACCGGCCTCACCGGCGACGGTGGTGGCTTCGGTGACCAGAGCGTGGCCGGCGAGGGCGCCGACCAGCTCATCGACCTGTTCCACTCGGTCATCGCGCCGTACCGCATGTCGCAGGCGTGCCGGTGGATGATGAACGACACCACTGCCGGTGTGATCCGCAAGATCAAGACCACGGACGGCCAGTACATCTGGCAGCCCAGCATGATCGCGGGCCAGCCGGACACGATCCTCGGCAAGCCGGTCCTGACCGACCCGAACGTCGCTTCGGTCGGGCTGAGCGCGAAGTCCGTGATCTTCGGCGACTTCTCGCAGTACTTCGTGCGCCTTGCCGGTGGGATCCGGTTCGAACGGTCCGACGAGTTCGCGTTCGGCAACGACCTGGTGACGTTCCGGGCGCTCATGCGCGCCGACGCCGCGCTCGTCGACCTCACCGGTGCGGTGAAGGTCTTCCAGGGCGGAGCTTCCTAATGTCGACCTACGACGACATCGTGGCGAAGAAGTCACTGTCGCCGGTCGCGCGCACTGACGGCACGGCGAACGGCACTGCCGTGGACCGTGTCGTCAGCGGCGGCACTAGTGACGCGGTGCTGCTGGTGACCACCGGCACCATCACCGACGGGTCGCACGCCATCAAGGCCCAGGAGTCCGCGGACGGGTCGACTGGCTGGACGGACGTCGCCTCGGAGAACCTCCAGGGCTCCTTGCCCACGGTGGTCGCGGCCAACGACGACACCGTGTTCGAGTTCGGTCTGCGGCCCACGAAACGCTACCTGCGCGCCGTGGCGACCACTACCGGTTCGACCACCGGCGGCGTGTTCGGGTGCGCGTTCATCCTCGGGCGCCCGCGGACCCTGCCGATCAGCCACACGTAGGAGGACGGATGCGAGTCAAGATGATCGTCCAGATGTCCGGCACGCGCGACGGGGAGCCGTGGCCGGGCCGAGGCGAAATTGTCGATCTCCCTGGCGAGGAGGCCGCGCAGATGTGCGCTGCCGGTATGGCCGAGACCGTCAAGGGCGGCACCGAGAAGGCCGTCCCGGCGAAAGCCGAGACGACTGCACCCGCTGAGGCGGAGGTGACCGAGAAGCCTGCGCCTGAGAAGCGTGGCCCCGGTCGCCCGAGGAAGAACACGCAGTGATCGACCTCGGTGACGTCTACCGGGTCAGGGTGCCCGTCCGTTCCCCGGACGGCACCCCGACCTCACCGGGTACTGCGACGATGACGATCACCCTCCCGGACGGGACGACGGCGACGCCAAGCGTGCCGCTCCCGCCCGCGGAGACAGGGATCGTCCTCGTCGACTACCCGACCGTGCAAGCGGGACGTCACCAGTTCGTGCTGTCCACCACGGCCCCGCAGACGGCATATCGGGACGTGTTCGATGTCCGCCAAGCGGAGTTGCAGAACATCGTCTCCCTCGCCGACGCCAAGAACCACTTGAACATCACGAACGACGGCGACGACAACGAGCTGCGCGGGTTCATCGAAGCGACGACGAACATTGCCCGGTTCTACTGCGGCACACTGTTCCCCACCACCTACACGGAAACCTATGAGGCGTGCGGGGACACTCTTGCGCTTCGGCATTGGCCGGTGATCTCGGTGTCCGAGATTACCGCAGTCGGGACCGCGGCTGTTGTCGACCCGGCTGATGTCGATGTCGACGAGCACGGGATGCTCCGGGCCGAATCGGCGATGTCAGGAACCGTCCGGGTGACGTACCGGGCCGGATCCTCGATCATGCCAGCGAACATCACCCGCGGCGCACTCATCATCATCCAGCACATGTGGGACACCCAGCGGCCCCGCAACTCCCGCGGGCCTGCCATGCCCCGAGGCGAGGACTTCATGAACGCGCAGGACGCCACTGGGCGCTTCTACACGGTCCCGCGCCGGGCGGTCGAGCTGTTCCAGGCGAGCTTCCAGGACGGTATCGCGTGAGCACGATCCCCGCGGCCGTCGACGCTCTCGTGGACGTGGCGCGAGCAGCGCTCCCCGACGACCGCGTTGACGACGGTTGGACCGCCGACCAGTACGAGATCGACACTGACGGTGTCACCGCCGGCGTATCGGTCGGATGGGACGAGAACGGGCCCTCTGTCGCGGCCGACCTCGACCGTGAACAGTCCGAC